ACACCATCATAGGCGTCGTCAATGTAGTCAAATGCCGCTAACTCATCAAACCACGCTCCATGGTATTGTTTTCCACGATAACGTTCTGGTTCAGAGGCGGGTATTCCTTGAATGAGGGATCCGTTATTAAGGGTAATTTCAAACAAGGATTTATTGTAACTCTGAATAAGTGAAGCGGGGATGATGTTGAGCAAACCAGAGTCTCCCTCAAAACAGGTTGCTCGTATATCGTTGGAGGTTGGTGCGGTAACAAGCCAGCGAGTGCCATCATAAGTAGCGGCACGTATACCAATCCAATGACTAGCAGTATGGGTTTTACCAGATCCTCGACCTGCAAGCATAAGAAACGTATCATATTCTCCATCTTCTGGTTCTCGTTGATGTGGCAATGCCTGCAACTTCCATTTAATTTGCCACGTTGCTAAATCAAGTTTATCTTTAGGCCAGTGTTGTCTGGTTTGGATAAACTTTTCAATTACTTTTTTATTTTCGGGTGTTAAAGACATGGTATGAATCCTTCTCCTACGAGAAAGCTGTTATCTGGTCCGTCAGTTTCAATATGAACACACAACTGTGCGGGGAGGGTTTCTACCTTATCAATGTAACGTCTACCATTATGCACCAAATTCTTGGCAGCGGGTTGGTTGTCAACCAAATTTAATTTAGAACGAAACGTAATACGATAGAATTTTTTCTTTACATCATAAAACAAACTCAGCCTATGTCCAAGTGATTCCAATAATCCTTGCACTTGTAAAGCAATGGCTTGATGCGTTGTTGCGAATCGGAACGTGTTTTTGCTTTTGTTGTACTGTCGTGCTTTGGCATGCATAATGCCACGTAACAATTCAATACGTTGTTCTTCCGATGCCATTAAATAATTAGCAGGTATACGGTGGGTTGGCACACCTGCTAATTGACTTTCAATTTTAGGGTATGTCGTAAACTCCCGTTCACCTTTAGGTAACATAGCATGTTCATGAATTTGGTATCCATGATCTATTAAAATTTCATGCACTTTTTTACTGTAACCCTTTGGTGCCGCTAGTTTTTTTGTAGAACGTCTGTTAAAAAACCAAAATCCAAATATAAACGGCGGTACTGGCAAATCTTGATGCGGCAATTTAATTGGGTTAGTTGTTGGTAAAGATAGCCGTTCAAATGTTAGCCCCGAGTCACTTATTGCGATTTTTTTTAATTTTTGTTGGAAAGGACGCACATTTTTATATCGATCTAATTGCTTTCGATACTTGGGCGTCTCTACTAAAAAAGAAAGGTGTTCATCTCCTTCAACTTCCAACAAGTCGTTAAATACCCCCCTAAAAGTTAGGGTTGCTGCGTACTTGTGCAAAGCCGTTACTTTACGTGGCATTCCATGCCGATCAAAAATAATGTCTCCAACCTTTAAGTCGTTGGCAAATTTCCAATAATCAAGCGTTAGTATTTTTTGGTTCGCTAGTATCGCCATTCAATTTTTCTTGCATCCATAAATCCAAACACCTCTTTATCGGCATTTTAACATTATATTGCACGGAAGCTGGTAGTTTATCAAAATCAAGTCTTTCAGATAATTTTGTTCTAAATTCCAAATACTTACGGGTGTCTGCATCAAACGCACCCGATTTAATATCTACCATTTGGGTTACATTATTACCAACGACAACTATTCGGACGCCATGAAAATTGCCGTCGGGGTTATGTAGTATGCCATAGATTTGATAGATGTACTTTTCCATGTATCAACTAATGCAAAAAAAATTACATAACCGCCCTAATCCAAATAAAATGTAAAAAATTGTCATAGTAGTCACAGTAGTCAGGGTAGTTTTAACTATTCTTTATTTTATTTATTTTTTAAAAAAAAAAAAAAAAAAAAAAATTAGAATAAAGGGTGACTACTATGACTACTGTGACAAAAAATAGAAAAAACTGGGGCTTTGTGGGGCCCCCGCCGCGCTGGCCTGCCGGTACCTTAAAAGTCGGGGGTGTGGTATAAAAACAACGCCCCCCGAAGTGAGTACTCACTTACTTGCCAGTATGCTAGTGAGTACTCACTTACTTGCTGCATTGGTAGTGAGTACTCACTGGGGCGCACCAATCTGGTGCATTGGTTAGTAAGTACACACTAACATACCGGTCGCGCACCAATCTGGTGCATTGGGGACAGAGTGCGGCTAAGTGAGTGAGTACTTACGCACGTACGAGGGACAGAGTGGCAGTGTGGCGTAAAAACAACACTTTGCCCTAATCATTATCCCACAATGTAAAAAGGTTTATCACCATATAAAAATCAATTCTAAGGGCAATTATAGAGCATTGGAGGCGTTTTATTATGTTTTGGAGGGTTAATATTAACTTATGATTATCTCTAGTTTCACCAATATGGTGCATGCTATAAAGAATCAATAAATGATAACTATTAGTAATATTAGGGTAAACCCTAATAGGGTTTGTCCTGATACTAACCTGTTAAATAAATCACGAAAATAAGAGAGTAATAATTCATTTAAATATAAATACAGAAAAGGAAACGTATGTTAATACCATTAAACCAATTAAAGAAACATAAAGAAGTGTTCTTTAAACGTAAAGAATCAAGCAATACTATCTATACAATCAATCACTACAATAGGGAAGATAAAACCTATTCGTGCTCAAACGTGGACGATATCAACCACGAAGTATTTATTAAATCCACTAAACTTGTATTCATTGGTTTTACTTACTAATAGGAAAACATTATCATGCAAACGTCAATTATTCATATATCCAAGATGACGGGAAAATTGGACGGATTTAAAGCGATTTCATCCAATACAGTAACGAACCCATATTGTATTAAACAAAATGCAAGTGTTGACGATTCTAACATCTGTACAAAATGCTATAGTCACACAATGCTAAAAAGTTATCGTAAAAACATGCAAGCATCGCTTGAGCGTAACTCTATAGCATTATCCAATGAGATACTATCTATCGATGATTTACCCCTAATCATGGATGCATTTTTTCGTTTTAACGCTCATGGAGAATTAATCAACGATATCCATTTAATTAACCTCGTTAATATTGCAATTAAAAACCCTCATTGCAATTTTGCATTATGGACGAAACGCAACGATATCATACAAAAGTATTTTGATAATAACGTTAAACCTAGTAATCTTATTTTGATTTACAGTAATTCCAAAATATCAAGGGTAATGAGTAAACCTCCAAAACATTTTGATAAAACATTCAATAACGTATTAGAAGACGAATATACAGAATTACAAAACTGTACGGGTCAACAGTGTAAAAATTGCCTATTATGTTATAAACACAATGATGTAAATACAATTATCGAAAAGGTTAAAAAATACTAATATGAATCATACTGACTGGGATTACAGAAATGGAGGGTTCGTCAATAAAAACGAATTCTATAATTATTTAATGGATTCTCTAGGGTTATCAAGGGAGGATATAGAAAACGAATTAGGGGAATTTACGAATAGTGAATTGGAGCGATACTCTAGGCAATTTATCGATTGAATACTATATATCCATTGGTTACAGTGGATATATGGATAATCATTCGATTATCTTTTAATTAAACTTTTATAAGGATATTAAACCATGTTAGAAAATGAAAACGAATTAGTTACAAAAATACTTGCAAGCAATGGCAAAATTTTTAACGTACTCTTTACTAAAAAAGACGGAAGTGTTCGCTCCATGAATGCACGATTAGGGGTTACAAAACACTTAAAAGGAGGCGTATCAACCCTTAACGCAAACCAGTACATTACTGTATATGATATGCAAAATAAAGGGTATAGAGCGATTAATAAAGATACTATTATTTCAATTAGGGGGTTATGAAAATGTTTAATCAATACGATATCGACAATATAGAGTTAAACGAATGCGAAGAGGACGAATATTATAGATCCTTACAACGTGCTATTAATGATGGATTATGGACGATGCAAGGGTCATATGGTAGAGCGATGATGGATGCTATAGACAGTGGTTATTGCCTCTTAGGTAAAAAATCATTTACGGATTATTATGGCAATATCATACCCTCACGTTTTCAAGTAGTATCGCATTCAAAAGGAGGCATTGCTTATGTTAAAAAAGCAATGGGCAATGATTGGTACAAAATGATGGAGGAATTGTAATGGCACGTTATATTGTAGAGACTGAATTTTTATATGGATGGGAAAACGTATGGACTCATGGAGAAACTAACGAACCCACAATCTATAATTCATATGAGGATGCTAAAAACGAATTGGAAGAGTTTATTGCCGAGACTGTAGAGGATTATAACAACGGATTCTTAGAAGAGCCGTATGACATAAACCAATACAGAATCACAAAAATAGATTAAACCATTAGGGCAAACCCTTATGTTGCTGCCAAACAACATTAGGGTTTATCCTAGTAGTTTTTTGTAGTGGTTCATTCACAATATTAGTATCAATTTTAAACGGAGGACGTATGAGCGATTATAAGCAAGAATTTCCAAATTATGATGATGTATTACCATCATTGCATGGTTTTCATGATTCGTCATGGCACAATGATTCGTGCCCAAGTATCACGAAGATTTTAAATCATGGTTATTACATTACCATTTATTGTGATTATAAGAATCCTAATCTAAGTGATTGGAATTCAGAAAATTACATTAGATATTCTGTAGTAGTGGGTAATGATGAATATTATAGTAATGGGCAATATGCATTGCGAACCAATGATTGGAACGAGGTTAAACAATTAGTATCGACAATTGACGATGCCTTTATTCGCAACATTCACTGGGACTTTTAATTATGGACGTTATTGACAAAAATATACTTGATGAAGCATTGATGCTATACAAAAGAAAATTATTCTTAGAATTGCATCAATACAACGAAGAGGATAACTATCGCTATGGTAAAGAGACTAGAGAAGTTATGGCAAAAATTGATAATCTTCGCAAACGTACATGGGAGGGATGTTTATGAAACATTTAGTCAATATCACAATTAATATGAATATGGAAGTGTCGGAAGACTATCTCCAAAAATTGCAGAACAATTTACATATTGAAGTTTTAAAGCATTGTTTTAAGAATCACAATAGACATTTAATCAACGAATCAATTGAAGTTATAAACATCGAAGGGAGCGAAGTATGAGTAATTATGGGAATGTAATAGGGCATTGTGTAACCATTGCCGTAGTGGTTCGTAAAACCATTTATGTATATGGTTTTGACGAAGAGTTAGCAGTAGAAGAGGCAGTAAATGAATTTGATATCACCAAAAACGATTGGAAGATTGGTGACTTAGAAGTGGAAGATGTTCAACCCGATTATTTGGAGGATTAAAATGGCAAAATTTAAAATACTCACATATGCATATATTGAGTCAGAAGTAGAGGCAGAAGACGAACACGAAGCATTAAAATTGCATGATGAACACTTTCCCGATTTTGATGCATTCGGGAATGCCACAGTCAAAATATTGGATTGTGGAGTATCTGAAGCAATGGGATGCGAAGTATTCGACGAAGATGGTAATGAAGTACTTAATTCAGATTGGAATTGATATGAAACTAAGTGACTTACAAAAAGCAATGATTGATGATATGTTGACGGAGTATTGGTATAGCACAATCAAACACAATGCAGAATACAATTCCAATTTAGAAAAGGAATATAACAAACTGTACGATTTTTTAAATAAACTGAAAGAGGAGAAATAGCATGGGACGTTATTATAGTGGTGACATTGATGGTAAATTTTGGTTTGGTGTGCAAGCCTCAGACGATGCCGATTTTTTTGGTGTGACTGGTAGTCCATCGTATATTGAGTATTATTTTGACTTGGAAGATCAAGACAAAGTTAAAAATGGGATTGAAAAATGCGAAAGTGTTTTAAGTGCCAATTTAGAAAGACTGAATAAGTTTTTTGATGAACATGATAGTTATAACGATGAAATGCTTATTGAGCATTGGAAAAAGCATTTTGAAGTTGAATTAGATAAGGATTCAATTAATATGATATTGAAGTGGTATGCAAGGCATGCACTGGGTCAAAAGATTTATAACTGTATTCAAGAGACTGGGCAATGTGGATTTAGTGCAGAATTGTAATCTGTTGTATGGCAGCAACATAGGGTTTTTACTAATATGAGAATCCTATGATTGATGTCATAGTTGTATCGTTGTTTAACTAATAAGGAGAATTACCATGCTATTTTTAGAAGATTTTAAATCACCAAAACATGAGAGGTCAGTATATAAAGGCATTCCAATTGCCTATGAAAAACCATTGAGAGAATACTTTAAATCGATTGGTTTAAGGCATCGTGTATTTTATAGGGGTCAACGCAATAATCCATTGGACAGACGTGGTAAATATACACGTCAATCCAGTTGTGCTAGACAGTTTGCCAAAACGTTTGCCGTTTATAAGGACTATAGATATGAATAATAATTTTTATGTGAATGCCAATATACCAGTTTATAGTAAAGAAACCAATACGGAAATTGCTAATCTTGGTTTTTGGGACTTGGACGATAGCACTCGTAGTGCTATTATTGATAACGCAAAACGAATATTAGATAGTAAAAATAATAAGGGCACAATTAGATTTGAATTGGCAGTTGAGATTGATAAAAAAGCCCTTGAAAATTTTAACGATGAAGTTAAAAAAGAATTAAACAATGTAATGTATTTGGGGCTATCATGTATTGATGGCATGTTATTAAGATTGTTTCAAGTTGAATGTACAGATTGTTATGTGCATTCTATAACCGACGAGGACGGAAATGAAATATAAACCATTAGTAATTTATTTTGCCCACTATGATTCAAGAAACTTTTCATTTGAGGCGTTTGGCGTGACTGCAGTTGAGGCAAAGAATGCTTTAATTGATGGATTGAAGTTGCATGCTATACAGTACGCAGATCGTTTAGAAGAGGAACATTGGTGGTTCGATGAAGATATTTGGATTGATTCTCGCATCGTTGGAGAATGCTATCGTGACAGAAGTTTAATGGAGAATAGAAATGGAATTTAATCGTGCCTCAGAAGCAATAAAGTATATTATGGAAAACCATTTATATGATGTGCCAGTCAGTGTTGAATGGCACTTAAACAAAAAGCCAAAACTTGAAGTATGGTTCGGTTCAATGGAGTTTGGTCGATTTAGTATTGGTAATGATTATTTTGAAATGTGTATTGTCAACGACATTTGTGAGAAAATAGTAATGGATGATAATGACAATGCCATCGAGGACTATTTGTCTTCAAATGGGTATGTATCGTATGTAATACCCGAGCAGTATGAAGGACAGATTGTTTATTCGCAAGATTATTTAGGAGAAAAAGAGTTATGAACTATTTATCTGTATGTAGTGGAGTTGAGGCGGCAACAGTCGCTTGGCATGAAATGGGGTGGAATCCAGTCGCATTTAGTGAGATTGAGCCATTTCCATCGGCAGTACTTGCACATCATTATCCCAATGTGCCTAATCTTGGGGATATGACTAAATATAAGGAGTGGAATTTAAATGAACCAATCGATATCCTCGTTGGAGGAACACCATGTCAATCATTCTCAGTTGCGGGACTTAGAAAAGGACTCGAAGACCCAAGAGGAAACCTCGCTCTCACCTATATTGGAATACTTGACAAGTTTAAGCCAAAATGGTGCATTTGGGAAAACGTGCAAGGTGTCCTCAGTAGCAATGGAGGACGGGATTTTGGTTCCTTCCTCGGGGCGTTGGCAGAACTCGGGTATGGGTATGCATTCAGAACATTGGATGCTCAGTACTTCGGAGTGCCCCAAAGACGTCGTCGAGTCTTTGTTGTCGGATGTCTTGGAGATGCAGTCAGTGCATCAAAGGCATTATTTGAGTCCGAAGGCATGTTCGGGAATCCTCCGAAGAGCAGAAGAAAGGGGCAAGGAACTGCCTCCTATGCTCAAACTTGCACTCCAGATGGCAGTGACACAATCGGAACTTTAATGGCAAGGGATTACAAGGGCATTGGTAATCAAGATCTAAAGGATGGTAGAGGATTAGTACTTGAGCCAAAAGTGTACGAGAATCATGCCAATGATTCTCGAGTAAAAGAAATGGGTGATGTATGCTCCACAGTCACGTCACGTTGGGGTACTGGTGGTGGTAATGTCCCATTTGTGCAAGAATCTTATGCATTGCAAGGAGCGGGAGCGACGTCACAAAATGCCAATGGCATGGGGTATAGTAAAGACATTTGTTATACCCTTAACGTGACAGATGTGCATGGTGTGGCTTATGGCTTCGAGCCTGGAATTGCTAAAAGGGAGGGTGAACCGAATCGTTTTGTCGAGGAAATGTCTCCGACGCTTCGGGCAAATATGGGTGATAATCAAACTGCAGTCGCTCAAACATTGTACGAATGGCATAATCAAGACAGTCGAGTCAAACCAATTGACGTTGCGGCAACACTTAGTTGCAATGCGGGAGGACGTGAAGGACACTTGGTGGGTAAAGAAATGACAGTCCGACGTTTAACTCCAATTGAATGCGAAAGACTGCAAGGTTTTCCCGATGATTACACCAATATTCCATGGCGTAAGAAACTAGAATCACCCGATGGCCCGAGATACAAAGCAATGGGCAACAGTATGGCAGTGCCAGTAATGAGATGGATCGGAAAAAAGATTGGGGAAATGCATGGTTAGATTGTATGGTTTAATTGTATTAACGATTTATTGGATTTTTTCTTCAATTGGTGATTTTATTTTGAAATTAGTAAAATAGTGTGATATCATGGAGTTTCATAATGTGAAATGGGACTCCATGATAGAGCACGACATACTTAGTAGTTACTTAAAATCCCTCTATGGGATTGAACCTCTTTCCACTAAGGAAGAACATCAACTTGCCAAAAAAATAGCAGAGGGTGACACCGCGGCACTCGAGCGTTTGGTCAAGCACAACCTTCGATTTGTTGTTTATATTGTCCGTCAATTGACGGCATGGAATTACGGCAAAGTACCAGTCGAAGACATGGTGGCGATGGGTAATGAGGCATTATTAATGTCGGCAATGCGTTGGAAACCCAAAAACAATGCCAAATTTGCGACATATGCTAAACCATTTATTATAAAAGGAGTGAAACGTGAACTAGATAATACTGCGAATCTTATTCGTTTACCAATTAATATTATGGAGGCGATCAAAAAAATGACGTATAACGAGAGGGTATTGTCTCAATTACTGGGGCATAAACCAACGAATAAAGAATTAGCGACAATAATGGACGTAACTGAAAATAGAATTTCAGAACTAAAAAACTACATGGCGAGGGAACCCATATCCATCGACAATATTAATACGGAGAAATTTAATGACGAAACGGAGGATTGAATTGAATCCCGAACAAACAAAGGCATATAATCGATTTATATTAGCCAGGGACAGAGTCAAAAAAGGTAAGCAATGGGTTAGACCCGCGCGAATATCTCATAGCATCGATGTGGCGGGATTGAATCACCCATTATTTGTAGTAAATGATGATTGGGTGGAATACGAAGAAGCATTCGATGCATGGTTAGCAGTTGAACCAGAGTATAGGGATAAACAAAGAATGCGATCTACCCGCGGCGACTATGGAAAAGATGATAATTGGGACGAAAAGATAAAAAAGGATAACAAATGACAAAAAACGTTATTATGACAGATGTTTATGACAAAAATGGTAATTTGACAAGGGTGGATTTCTACTCCGTACCCGAAATGAAGTTTGAATTTGAGGCAGTTTGGGATGAGAACGATGATCAGTCCCATGAGAATCGCCAAAGATTCAGAATATGGGCCGCGGAAATGGCTAAAAAGTTGGAATTCAATGTTTTAACCTAAAAATTGTCACAGTAGTCA